AAAAAGAATTAGTTATGTAGTTTGCACCATACCATAAAAACTATATAGTGTAGTTTATACCTATATATCATATATAATGTACGCGTATAAAAAAAAAATTCAATCCACCAAATTTTAAATGTTAAAAGAAAAAAAAATCACTTTTTTCGAATTTTTTTCGCAAAATATTTGTGTAGTCCGTATTTTCGCCGTAACTTTGCACTTGTCAAAAGGACAAAAGGACTTTCGATACTGAAACAAAGGGTGTTTCTTTTAATTAGATTTATTGAACAAATTATTTGCACAAGGGTGCAATTTTAAGGATATTAATTGTTTAATTTTTAAAATGTTTAGTTATGAAAACTGTAAACGAAATTTTAACTAGTGCTTTAAAGAATGTAGACGGACTTTTAGTAAGCAACAACAACTTAAAGAGTTCAATTTACAAAAAAGATTTATTTAATGGTTTAGAACAATCGCAAAAAAAAGCAACCCGAAAGAAAATAAGAAACATGACCCTTTCTTATTTTAAATCGATTTTAGCAACAAAGGATAAAAAAAGTTTACAAAAGTTGGTTCAATCTTTTGACGAATTTTATAAGCAAATTTATTTAGTAAATGATTATTCGTTTCAATCAGTTACGACTGAAAAAAACGAAAACAAAGAATTGATAAAAAACGCGCTTGAAATAGTCAAAAAAGAGTTGAATATAAAGTAAAAATGTAGGTATGGTGTTTTTGCACCATACCTATTTAAACAGTGACTAATTAACATTATTTATTAATTTAAATTTTATATATAATATGAATATGGAAATTATACAAAAAACGGATGAATTTTTCATCTGTGGATTAAATTATCAAAAAAAAGATTTACCACAACTTACTGATTCTTTCTATAAACTCATTTATAATCTATTAAATTTATCCAAAAAAACTAATAATAAGGTAGTGAAAAAACAAATATATAATATTCTTACTGATATTATTAAGATGAAAAAAATGGGATTAAACAAAAGAGTAATAGTTTTATTATTAAACAATTAATGTAAAATTTTAATTCTAAAAAGGGATAATTTGTTTCACAACAAGTTGTCCCTTATTTTTTTGTCCATATCTTATTTGCATTGGGCCACCGTGTCCCCCTTTAACTACCAGGCATTTTTGGCTCCTCGCATTAAGGACCTCCTCCCATGCCCACACAAGAAAAGGGCCAGATCCTAAGACCCAACCCTTCCCTTTTCTTTTCACCTTTTAAGGATTGAATATAAACCTATCACTGTAACTATTATAACTACTGTGGGCCAAATAATAAACCAAACTAATGGGTTTACCCCTAATAAGGTTAACCATAAGCAAACCGCAGATCCTAGAATGAATCCGATTGCAATATATAAGAGAAGTACTAACATTGGTTATAATTTAAATCACTAGCACTAACCCAGTCTTCCTCAATTAACTTAAGTATCATTTTAACATAAACCTCAATGATATCCTTACCTTCAACCTTAACGGCTTCTATGGATCCCTGATAATACCAAGGGTCATCATTATAATTATAGCTTAATACCCAAGTATTACCCTCTTTGGTAGGCCCAACCAACCTTGCCTGTTGCTCTCCATATAAGCCCGGTACAGTAATTTCACCGGGAAGGAAAAATTCCAAGGTTTCCAAATCGAAAGAGTCAATACCATAAATTTCATCCATATCCTTAAAGGCTGGATCTATTCCTGCTTCAACTAAATCCTTAGATTCCTTTTCAGTAGTCCACCACCTATTATTTATCCTTATTCCCATTGCTATAAAATATTTAATTGTTTAACCATTTCCTCGCCTTCTTCAGGATTACCATGCTTAACAATATCTTGGCAGATTCTATCAATTTGCTCCTGGTCCTTCCTATTGATGGCTTGGATTAACTCATTAATTAACGTATCCATTATATTACATTTAAATAATACTCCATATCACTTATCAAATGAGGGTTGCCAGTATCACTAATCTCTTTACAGATCCTATCAATCTCCTCCTGAGGTGCACAACCATTTAAGGCATAAATCAATTGCCAGATTAAATTACTTTCCATTCAATTTACGTTCTAGGTTAATAATCGTTTTATTTAAGGTATCTATGGAAGCCGCTAGAGCATCCAATTTATTATTTAGTAAAGAACCCAAGTCCTTTTCGTTTTTAGAGGCTTTGACGATAAAATCAGGGCTTGCCTTTACTTTAATTGGTCTCCCGTTAGGTCTTTCAAATTCCAATATTACGTATCGCTCCTTGTAATCTAGGTTTATCACCTTACCAACCTGACCTCTTAGGTATGGTTGATCCAAAAAGGAAATCCCCAAATCCGTTATTACTATGGGATCTCCAATCTCTACTTCTGTTATATACATCATAATTCTAATTTAAAGTTTGCAATTTAATATAGTAACCCTGGGAATACCCAGGGATTACCCTTTACTTGAATAGACCCTTGATTAGAAAGAAGGGCATGATTAACCACATTTTAAAGAATATCCAGAGAGAAGGCTTTTTCCCAAGTCCCTTTACTGCTGGAATGAATATTGCAATTACTAGAGGTAATGCTACAATATAAAAAATCATTATAATAACTGATAGTGTTTTCATTATTCTTTGAGTGCTTTAGTTAAATACTTATTGATTCTTACTAACTTAGATTTGATATCCTCAGGCCAAGTTTGCCATTGCTTAAGGTCTACCCTACGAAGAATATCCATCTGGATCTGGAATACTAAATTGGAAATTCTCTTATGTGCTTGAATAGCATTAAAGGTATTCTCAACTTCAGGGGTTAAATACAAGAGAATAGAATTAGTTCTAGGTGATTTACCATTGTCATCCACCTTATAAAGGCTTCCATCGTTCTTAATTGTGCTTCTAACCGTAGCATTATTGGAAAGGGTAAGCAAGTCCCCCTTAGCTTTAATGGCGGTTTCAATGGAGAAAGTGTTCTGACCATCGAAGTAAAATACCTTATCTCCAACTTTTAAATTTCTTTTTTCTTTCATATATTTATTATTTAATTTTGATAGTGCAAAGTTACGAAAAAATTTTGATAAAAAGCAATTTTCATCTAATTATTTTCAAAATGCTGAGGTTCAGGCTAGTTGTATATACCAGAATCCAGTATCAATTTACTATAGTTCAAGTAGAATTTCTATGGTTAGGCCTGCAATACTCGGGGTATATGGGTATATTAATACAAATAATTATGGAAACAGGTGTAAAACAAGCTATTATAGCTGCTGCTAAACTGAATGGAATAGATCCAGCTGGGTTATTGGCAGTTAAAACGGTTGAAACCGGAGAAAAGTCTGGTTTTTTGGATGACGGTAGACCTCAAATTCTGTTTGAAGGTCATATTTTCTACAAATATTACAACATAAATCATCCAACAGCAAATAAGAGCTACATTCAGAGAGCTTATCCATCCATTTATTACCCTAAATGGAGTAAAAAATTTTACCAAAATGGTACTGGAGAACACGAAAGATTAGAAATAGCCTGTAAATTGGACAGAGAAGCTGGATTAATGTCTGCTTCTTGGGGAATTGGACAGATTATGGGCTTTAATTATAAGTCCTGTGGATGTGATGATATTCAGGAATTCGTCAATATGATGTACTTAAACCTTGATTCACAGCTTATTTTATGGTGTACTTACTTAAAGAAAACTGGACTTATAACATTAATTAACAACCATGATTGGGGATCATTTACCAAAAAGTACAATGGTTCTGGTCAAGTAGAATATTACTCTAAAAAATTAGCTAAAGCTTACATAGAATATGAGAAAAGTATTTAGAAGAATACCAGTTTTGGGTATTTCAGCAGGACAGGGAGCATTACTATACCCGTTCATGAACAAAGAAGGTTTCAAAGTATTGGGAAATATCGAGTCTAGAGGTGTATTCCATACTACTGGTGAGGAACAATGGAAGTTAAACTTTGGTGATATCCCATTTACTAAAGGGGATTACATTGAAGGTATTAAACCACAACTAATAGTAAGCTCTCCAGATTGTGGAGCAAGTTCAGTAATGAGGTTATCTAAAGTAAAGAAACTTGGACATCCAGAGGAAAATGAATCCCTTAACCTGGTGATTAATGGTATCATTAAGTATTTGCCAACGGTATTTGTTATTGAGAATTTGCCAAGGTTAATGAGCTTAATTCCAAGATACTTTTTTGAACAAACTTTTTGGAGTTATGATATTATCATCCATGAGGTAAGTGTAAAGGAGTTTGGTAATTCCCAGGTATCTAGGAAAAGATTAATTATCATTGGAGTTAAAAAGGGCGTGTCTAGAGGACTTAAAAATCATTTAGAAAGGATTTACTCATTAAAGGAGTTAAAGTTCACTAGAGGCTGCCTAAAACCTGCCCAATTTAAGGGAAATTATATTAACTACATGCCGCCATTAAATAAAACTTTGGCAATGTATGATTATCGGAAATTACCTGAAAAGAAAAACCTAACAGTGAAACAGATACATAAACTCTGGAATACTGACTTCAAGGATGAAAAGAAGTGGCCTATTAAAACAGCAAAGATGTCTACTTTACCAGGAGTATATAAGTTAGATCCTGATAAATACCCTTTAACAGTAAGACCTTCAGATCGTCAGTTTAGGCCTGATGGATACCCTTTAGGTACTGAAGATTATAAAAGTATCATGGGATTCCCTGAGGAATATAAAATCTACATGGATGATAGTACACCTAAGGAATACCTATACTGGTTAAATAAATCCCGGTATACCCTTTGCAAAGGTTCGGTTTATGAAGTTGGGCAATGGCTTTATGAAACCCTATTACCCTTCATAAAACTGGATTAGGGGATCTGGGATTTATTCTGGGATTAGAATTCTCTCAGAAAAACAGGTACCTAACTTATTAACTATCAAATAACTAGGTACAGATTTAGAACGGTTACGCGCGTATGCGTATAGCTTTAAGCTTTAGCTTAAAGATATATTTTTTTACGAAGTAAAAAAACTAACATAGAGCTTTTAGCTTTTTGTTTTTTAGCTTTTAGCTTTTTGTTTTTTAGCTTTTAGCTTAAAAGAATATAGCTTTTAACAAAAAGCAAAAGAAAAAAGAAATATATAAAGAAAAAAGAAAACGAAAAAATTTAGCTACTACACGATGTATACAAGTACTAACAAGTGGAAGTTCTTATCAGTAGCTTTAACCATCCTTGTATTTGGTTTATACAGGATGAATATTAGGCTCAAGAATTTAATGCCACAAATAATCGAGAAGATCGATACGGTTTATATTCAACAGGATTTCCAAATTCAAACCTACTCCGATTCAATAAACCCAAAGAAGGTATATGTTTACCAGAGTAAGTATAATTCAGAAAGTAAACAAAAGAACTATGATTCCATAATTCAGGTTAATCTTTCCAAAAATAAACTAGACTTATCAATTCTCAACAAGAAAGATTCAGTAGTAAGAACTAACCAGTATGAGATTGATCTAGACAATTACAAGTATATTTACTCAAATGGAAGTCTTACAAACAAAAGAACTATATCTTTACAAATCAAACCTTATGCTCAAGTTTCCTACAAACCTTTCAACAATATCTACGAAATTGGAGGAGGAATAGGGATCAACTACAATAAACTTATACTAGGAGTTGGGGTTGATATAATGAGATTTCAGGATAAGTATAAACCCGATATGGAAATATCACTAAAGTATAACTTTTAACAAATGGCTGAATTAACAAACATAACAAAAGAAGAACTAGCTACACTAGCAGCAGTTACTAAAGATCCTCTGCTCTTTAGTAAGTATGTTTATGTGGTTCATCCAGTTAGAGGTAAGGTACATTTCGATTTATACCCATACCAGAAATCAGTACTTTACAACTTCGTAAAAGAGAGGTTTAATATAATCCTGAAATTCCGACAAGCTGGTATTACAGAGTTAATCTCTCTATACTGTCTATGGCTGACCATGTATCACCCAAACAAGAAAGTAAACATTATTTCTATCAAAGATACCACAGCTAAAAAGGTACTAAAGAAGATTAAGTACATGTATAAGAACCTTCCTTGGTACTTAAGAACACCCATCATAAACGGTAGAGCTGGAGAATTTGGTAATTCATCATCGATGGAATTCGAAAATGGATCATTTATAGAGTCATTAACAACTTCAACAGAAGCAGGACGTTCAGAATCCCTTTCGCTTTTGGTAATTGATGAGGCTGCTATTGTTAGATGGGCTAATCAAATCTGGGCTGCCGCATTCCCTACACTGTCCTGTATATCAGGAAGTTACAAAGTTTTTTATAAAAAGCCAATTAAATTACCTCGTACTAAAAACAGGTATAAAGACATAATTAGTACTATAAGTATGGAAGAGATTGGACCAAAAGAAAAGGGTGTTAAGGATTTGTATGATGATGAGTTATATACTTTTACTCACAAAGGAGAATGGAAACGGATCCTTTGGTCTCAAAATAAAGGTAAGATGGAAACCTACCTTTTAAAAGACTCCAAGGGTAATACCATTGAATGTACACCCTATCATAGATTCTTAACTGTTAATGGATGGAAAAAAGCTAAAGATATCATTGAGGAAGATCTTGAAGTTATACAGATAGATCTTGGTATGGATAAGTTAATTAATCCACCAATTACGGTATTACCAAAGGAGGAAGTAATTAAACCCATTAATGGCTTCTCCAGATTTTTTATATCTAACTTAGGTAGAGTACTTAGGGAATCTTCTAATGGAGAACTAGTAGAAGTTAAACAGCATCTAAACAAGAGGTTTTATTATGACGTTAGACTTACTAAAGATGGTAAAACTCATACAAAGAAAGTATCTAGGTTAGTAGCTGAAGCTTTCTTAGGACCAATCCCAGAGGGTTATTTTGTAGATCATATAGATTGTGATAAATCACATAACTATGTTACTAATCTACAACTTATAACTAATTCTGAGAATGTATCAAGAGCACATAATTTTTCTGTTGGAGCAAAACTATCCAGTATAGTTGGTAAAATTAACCCAGTAGTACATGGTTTAATATTACATCTTAAAAATACTAATCCAAAACTATCAAGTAATAAACTATCTGATATACTACTTAATAGGTATAATATTTATGTACAACGTAGAACTATAAGTGATATACTTAATTCAACTCCAGTATATCTATCTAGATTAACTCTATTAGAGAAGAATGTTAATACAATTTATGATATTCATGTTGAGGATGACAATAGCTATATTTCAACGAATAATTATATAAACCATAATACTGGTGGATCGGCTATTATAAACAGTACCCCCGTTGGATTGGGCAATTGGTATCACTCCACATGGGTAGATGCAGTATCTGGTGGAAATGATTTTAATGCTATCAGATTATATTGGAGGATGCACCCAGAGCGTGATGATGAATGGTATAATACCATGTCAAAAGCTTTGGGACCTAAGAGAACAGCACAAGAGATAGATGGAGACTTCTTAGGATCTGGTAATACAGTTTTCGATCCTACAGATATAAAAGCTATTGAAGATTGCTTATCAGATTACCCACCAATACTTAGAAGATTTAATGGACAGTACTTACAATTCAGTAAACCAGAGTTGGATAAGGAATATTTTATAGGAGCAGACGTTGCAACTGGTAGAGCATCAGACTACTCCTCATTTACCTGTATGGATAGAGAAGGCGAAGAACATGCAGTTTACAAAGGTAAGATGCCAGTAGATAAATATTCTAGATTGCTTGGCGATACTGGAAGATTATTTAATAATGCCTTAATAGCACCAGAGTCAAATGATGTTGGTTTGGCAGTAACTTCCTTCCTTCAAACTGAGGGTTATCCAAAGATATATTACTATCAGAAGATGACAAAGAAGAAAGGTAAGAGCCGTCCAGAGGTCGATAAGAGTCCAGGATGGTTAACAACTAATAGGAACAGACCAGTTATTATAGACGCTCTAGAAAATGACATTAGAAACGAATTGGTAACAATTAAGGACCCCTTCTTCATCCATGAAGCTTACACTTTTGTATATGATTCTTTAGGTAGACCAGTAGCAATGGGTAAGCATAGAGCTAATTCAGAAGCTGATTCACTGGATGAAGTGGTATATGCAGATGATGATATTATGGGAAAAGCAATATGTAACCATATTCGTAAAGGTAAAGCAAATGTAATAGTAACGCCAAAGTAATGAGAAACCCATTTACAAATTGGGGTCTATTCAAGAAACAGGAAAAGAATGATCCCAAGAAAGAGGAATTTAACCGAAACATATCTGGTATATCACCGGGTAGAGTTTCGGTTCCTGATGATAGGTCTATGCTTCAAGTATTAAAGGGCCAAACCAGGATGGTAACACCCTCATTCAGAAGAGAGGTTATACCTTTGATTAGAGACCTATATAAAGTAAATCCAGATGTAAGCATTGCTCTACAGGATATGTTCAAGCTAGCTAACACTGGCCATGATATTACTTTTCCTAACAATGAGGACAAAGAGGCTGATAAGATGAGAGAACATCTTAGAATGGCAACTAAAAGATGGTCAATGTATACTTCTGGTATAGATGGATTAGTAAACAAAATGATAGTCCAGTTATTAATAGGTGGAGCTATATCTGTAGAGGGAGTACCAAATAAAGACCTATCTGGATTAAGTACTATCCTATTCATAAAGCCAGAAGATATATACTTCGAAAGAGATAACGAAGGAGTATATCACCCATATCAGATTAATCACCATGTAGATAGAGGTATAAATAAGGATTTCATAAAACTTAATACCGATACCTACGTATATTCTGGTATGTACAATGATACTGATGAACCCTATGGAATACCTCCATTCCTTGCTTCATTAGACTCTTTAAAGTCACAACAAGACATGAAAATCAATTTCAAGCATATAATGGAGATGGTTGGAATGGTTGGCTTCTTAGAGGCTAAAATGGCAAAACCAGATCAATTAGCAAATGAATCAGAAAGGGCCTATTCAGCTAGACTTAATAGAATGCTAAGAGAGCTTAAGAAAAATCTTAAGGAGGGTATGAAGGATGGAGTAGTAACTGGCTACATAGATGACCACGAATTCAAGCTTAATTCAACTACAAAAGAACTATCAAATCTTAGTGTACCCTGGGATATGAATCAGCAATCAGTTGCTAATGGTTTAGGTATTAATGGAGCAATCATAGGTACTGGTAATTCAACTGAGGCTTCAACTGGTGTAAACCTTTCAAAGATGATCTCTCAGTTGAAGGTGGTACAATCCATAGTATCATATGTATTAGAGTTCTTATATTCATTAGAATTAAGATTAGCTGGGTTCGATAATAAAGGTATGACAATTACTTGGGGTACTACAACTATCACGGATGATGTTAAAGTACAACAGGCAAGACAATATAAAATCCAAAACCTTGACCTACTTTATAAGGCTGGTATAATATCCCAAAGTCAATATGCTTGGGAGATGGGTTATGATTCCCCAGACCAAGAGGATCCTAGAGTTCCATTGGTTGAAACTGATACCACTAATAGTGATCCACAGGAGATGACTAAGAAGAAACAAAGACAGTCAGATAAGAATCAGTCTGCAAGAAGATCAAGGACTAAAACTAACCCAAATCCTTCAAGAGGAGATACAAATTCAAAACCCGTATAAATTATGCCTACATTCAAGAAAAATAAGGAACAGATGGATTCCTTAGTAATTGGGTCAGGTCACTCAATTATGGCTGGATTTATACCAGCTTCAATCCCTAAAGAAGAGTTCGTAGAGAACTTTTATAAGTGGAAGAACGTTACACCAGAAACTATCAGTAGTTTTGGATTCTTTGGTGGAGATATAGATTATAACACTTATTATCCTAATCTAACTCCAGAAGAGCTGGCTCCAAAGAATGATGAATTCGTAGAGCCAATGTTCAGATTATTATCCTCAACTATAGTATCAAAGAATTATAACCCAACTGATTTCAGCCAAGGGAATGTTCTAAAAGCTTCTATGCCACTACTACTTGGCCAAACAGTTAATTGCGACCATGAAACAAACATAGGTAATGCAATTGGGGCTGTTAGCCAAGTAGTTTGGCAGGATGCTTATAGGGATGGTAATTTTGTAATACCAGCTGGTATTAATGGAGTACTTAAGATTGATGGGAAAGCTAATCCAAGAATTGCTAGAGGTATTTTAATGGAGCCACCATCAATCCACTCTAACTCAGTAACTGTACAATTTAAATGGGATAAATCACACCCAGAATTGGACGATAATGATTTCTATGAGAAGCTAGGTACTTATGATTCAAAAGGTAATATGGTTCGTAGGATGGTTACCGAAGTTGTTAGATACCTAGAAACATCCCTAGTATCCCATGGAGCTGATTCATTTGCTCAAAAGATTGGAGATAATGGCAAGATCATTAATCCAACTTATGCTAAAAGAACTTGGCAATCATATTCAGAATATCAAGAGGATAAGTCAAAGCAGTACTTCTTCTCTGACTTTAAAACGGACTCATTTAGTGAGGTTAAGAATAGCGATACCAACGAATATGTTATAAATTCTAATAATAATAAATCCGAAGATATGACTTTAGAAGAGTTTATCCAGACCCTCATGGTAGCTGGAATTGTTCAATTGGCTGATAACCAAGAACCAACTGGTGATGCAGTGCTTGCTTCACTAAAGAATGTTATTACAGAGTATAATAAGATCAAGGGTATTAATACAACCCAATTTGCAGAGATTACTGCATTGAAAGAGAGTATTAAGCAGCTTGAAGCTAAGGTGGTTAACTTGCAGGATATGGCCACTGTTGGCACTAATCATATTGCAGCTCTTAGAGAGACGGTAGTGGCTAACTACAAGAAACTGAAGGGCGATGCAGTAGATGAAACTATCATCACAATGCTTAACTCTGATACTACTGGATTACAGACCCTTATCTCTTTGAACAAAGACTATCAGGCACAGCTTGAAGAGAAGTTCCCAATGACTTGCTCTAAGTGTGGAAGTCATGATATCAGTAGATCATCCTCTATCAAGCAAGATGAGAAGGAGGATATTCAGCATAACCAGGAAACTGAGGATCCATTCTCTAAGCTTTATACTAGTAAGTTGAAGTAATAAATATAAATCCTATTATAATATGGCATTACAAGAAACTCCACTAACTTTGGTTGGCCAGGCCACTCCAAAGGCCGTGATTTATAAAAGCGAATCACAAAAACTACATCAGGCTTTTAATGTTAAGGATGGTGATACTATCCTCAAAGGACAGCCCGTTATGTTGAACCTGGACGGTACTATTTCACCTTATACAGGTTCCGGTATATACATCGGTTTGGCAGTAACTGATTCTATCTTCCCAGCTTATGGGGCTCAAGCTAACTTCCCAATAGAGGTTACTGTTATGGTAGAAGGATTTGCGATTGTTAACTGGGTAGCAGGTGCTGCAAATATCCCAGCTGGTTATGTAACACCAGGTGCTACTTATAACAACAGATATGTAAAGGCTACTAAATCAACCGATGCAACCAATTTTATCGCATTGAATGTAACCGAGGAGGTCAATGATGTTATTCAGGTATTGGTAAAGTAAAATAAATAGATATATGGCAATTAACACAGAAAAATATACTCAGCAAGATTTCAGAAATGAACTTCCAGGAGTAGTTAAGTCCCTCGATATGTATCGAGCTGGTAACAAAGATATCAAGCCAGTGGATATTAGTTTGGAGGAGGTAGTAAAGGAAAAGTATGGTATTTCTCGTGAAAACTTTTTCGAGAAGTTGGGTATCAACTCAAAGTTGGACACCATGCAGAATATTTACTCAATGCCCGATCAGTCAATCAGATGGATTGTTCCAGAGATTATTCGTGAGGCAGTAACATTGGGTATGCGTCAAGCACCCTTCTATCCTAACATCATAGCATCAGACCAGCCTATTTCAGGATTGAGCGCTATCATGCCAAGCATTAACATGTCAGATGCTGCTCCTGCTAAGGTAAACGAGGCTGAGACTATCCCATTGGGAGACATCAGCTTTGGTCAGAAGTCAGTTAGACTGTTTAAGATTGGTAAGGGATTCAAACTCACTGATGAGGTTAAGAATTATGTATCACTTGATGTATTGGGTATTTACCTCCGTGACTTCGGTGTTCAGTTGGGCTATGCTATGGATAGCTTGGCCATGGATACTTTGATTAATGGTAACTTGGTAGATGGTTCTGAATCTACTCCGGTAATTGGTGTATCAAGTACTACTGATGGTATTACTTATAAGGATTTGCTCCGTATCTGGGTAAGAGCAGAAAGAATGGGCCGTAACTTCCGTACTATGATTGGTTCCGAGGATCAGGCAATTGAACTGCTTAACTTGCCCGAGTTTAAAGAACGTCATGCTGGTACTACTGAAGCTACTCTTAATGTTAAGTCTCCAGTTCCTAATAGCGCTGATATGTATATTCACCCAGGAACTCCAAATAAGCAGATCCTGATGGTTGATCCTTCTGCAGCTTTGATTAAGTTGACTGCTAAGCAGTTGATGCTTGAGTCAGAAAGAATCGTATCTAACCAGACTGAGGCAGTATATGCTTCTTTGACTACGGGTTTCAGTAAGATGTACCAGGATGCTTCCTTATTGATTGCAGCTGATAAGTTGTTCTCTACTTACGGATTCCCGGATTCTATGAATGTAGATCCATTCCTTTTGGTGAATCTTGAATAATACTTCCATATTTCTCTCTCCGACTATCCCTTCTCTTTGGTAGTCGGAGATATTTTATTTTAATAAACTTAAATAACTATGGCAACAACAGTAACATTAGGTAACAAAGCACAAGTATTCCATGATGCTTCAACTGGTATCACAATTTGTAAGGGTGAATTGGTAACTCTCAGAGCATCCCAAGCAAATTCACCTAAAGTAAGAAGAGCTTTATCCACTGGTCATTTGGTAATTGCAACAACAACAGAAGAGGCTTCACAGGTAACTACTACTGAAAATTTAGACAAGCTAGATAAGAAACTACAAAATCAATACAAGAAGGGTGTTGAGATTTCAAAGCTAGCTAAGGATGTAACCCTTGACAATGCTAAAGCCCTCGCTTCTAAGTATGAAGTAGAAGTAGAGGAGACAGACACCGTTGAGGATATCTTGAAGGCAATTTTAGAAGATGAATAAACCAATATAGATGAACAAACAGGATTTTACAATAAGCATAAAAAGCCTGGAGGTTTCATTAACCATACTATCAAAAGTCCCGGACGGTTTTACTACTGTTTGGGACTTTGGAGTAGTTGGAGAGGATAAGTCTGAAGAAAGTACCCATATTTATGAAACCTCAGGTATATATACCATAACTCTGTACTACAGGTCTAACGAAACTGGTGATCTAGAAGAACAGCTTAGTAAAGTAGCTATTGTATCTGAACATGTTCATACACAGTTATCCGATTCTATTTATAACTTGATAGATAAGTATATACCATCCGATTTACAATTAGAATTAACTTCAGCTGATAAAGACGCATATATAAGGAAATGGCAATTATATATTCAGCCTCTAGTGAATCATTTTATTCCACTAGATGAATATTCTAATGAGTTATATTATGAAGGACTAGAAAATCAACTAATAATGGAATTAGCAGTATATGATTACCTATATACTAAAATCCAAACTATGCTAATCCAAACAGCTAACCAATTAACTAATCAAGTTGTTACTACTACCTCTGATGATTCTGAAGGTAGAGATAGAATTAAACAGATAACCACTGGACCAACAGAAGTTCAGTACTATGATACCGTAACAGAATCAATAAGCGCTTTATTCAAATCCTATTCAACTGCAACCCAACCAGGTGGTATACTAGATGATATAAGGAAGAACCTATGTATGCTTGCAGCTAGACTAGAGATATTCTTACCAATATGTGAACACCCCAGACAGATTAAAGTACCAAAAATTACTAATGTTCGTAGAGCTGGTAGATTAGGAGGACCAAACCCAGGATCAGTAGTAAACAACCCAAAAGATAGTATCATAGAATGAAAACTCCATCTAAGTTTGTAAGTAATCGCTCTTGGAAAAGGTACATAGATATAGTATCTGGCTTCATGGATAATGATGCAGGTAGACAGGAGATTATATGGGCAAAGCATGTAAATCAGATGCTTAGTTTTGGTGAGGATTCCACTCCAGGTTATTATAAGATAACTATTGAAGCCTTATGCTATTACAATGCCTTCAGAAACTGGCCTATTAATCTTAGTACTACTACTGGAGAGCTAGATGAGGAAAACCTTTCTATTATGATCTCTAGAAAATACTTAGAGGATAATGGGTATATAAATGATGATGGATACTGGGATCTTAATTGGGCAGAGGATAGGTTTATAATAAACGGTATTGCTTACAGACCAACTGGAGATACCAATGTTGCTCAGGCAAAGGATAAAGCAGTTGTATTTTTGCTTATTCTTAAAAGAGATAGAGATTCTAAGATTAACCCAGAAGACTGGGTAGAAATGTAAAAATAAATGATATATGGCTGAATACTATTTAAGCAAGTACTATGATACTGGCGATGCTATAGATGAACGCCTGTTAAAAGGGGTTTATGATGATGCTGTTACTGCTGGGTATGATGGTACTAAAGAGGATTTCGATAAATACCTAGCAACAGCTGCTAGCTCTTTTCAATTAGGGGGTTCGGTATACATGGGTTTTGCTACTCCAGATACGGAGCCTAAAATACCAGTAAATAATGGTGGAGTATTTTACCTAGCTACAGAAGCTGGTACTTATAAATTCGCCGACACCAACAGTAAAAAATTGGTAGTTAGTGATCATGGTATTTATATTATATACCATGCTAGTGGTGATGGTAATTACTGGACTGCCATAAATTTACATGAGGGTATAAGCAATTATATAACTGGGCTAATAACAACAGAAGCAAATGCTAGAGAAGAAGCAGATAAAGCTGAAGCAGAGGAAAGGAAATATTATGATGACTTACTAGAAGAGCATATAAATACAAAAACTAGCGAGTTAAAAAAAGAGATAGATACTGTAAATGAATCTTTATATAAAGCTATTGAATCTGAGGCCACTACTAGGGAAGCAAATGACAATACCCTTGGGGATAAAATATTAGAACTACAGAATGAGGTATTCCCAGTGATGTCAACATTCACAGTTAACCCATTGATAATACCAGTTGGGGTTGATACTACTATAACCTTTAATTATAAGGTAATACGTAAAAACTTGGATGTGACTGAGAAGGCTATAAAAACAATTAATGGCAATCAAGTAACAGGTAATACTAGTTCTGAAGTAGTAAATCTAGAACATGGGGCTAGTAAAACCTACTCATTCATTTCATCCTATGAGGATGTACAAAGTGATACTATAAGTAGAACTATAAAAGCTACTAAGCCAAGTTATTTCGGAGTAGTACCCGCAGATTGGAGTACTTCTGATGGTTTTAGTACTTTAACCAGTAGTTTGATTGGAGATAAGTCACTACAGAAGTCCAATATTAATATTGAGAATGGTAAAATAGTATATGCTTACCCAGCTGACTTTAATGAACTAACCTCAGTAAAAGACGGAAATGGATATGAGGTATTATCTAGTTATGAATTAATTAAAGTTCAATTAAACGATATAAGCTATAACTGTTATTTACTCGCGAACGCGGTAACGGCAATTGGTGTAACTCAGATATATAAATAGGTATGGCAGAGACTCGAGGAATACAATTGATAGATACGTTCCTGTATTCGGGTAACCGATTCCTGGACTTGCGTACAAGCTGTGCTACGGTAGCGGAGCTGAAGGCGACCGACTTGTCTAGTGTGCCGGACGGATACATGAAGTATGTAGTGGAAACGCAAGACTGGTATGTGTATGGCTCCAAGAATGCGGAGATGGAGGATTCCGGCAAGTGGAGGAGAACTATCCCGCCACGTGCCGAGTGGATGGAAGAGTACTGCTTCGCCATCGTGGATCCCGATTATAACTTGCTGTTCGGAATAAGGAAGGATAACGGGGAGGTGTTCTACAATAAAGGTATGAGCACGGAGGTGCGCAATCGGTTGGATGAACTCAGTGGATACCGGATAATGAATAACGACCAGTACATCTTCTGCGTTGCCGATAAAGATGAAAACATCCTATTCGGTATATTATACAACGGACAAGCTGTGGCTCACGGGTTAATCGAGGTGGTGACAATGTCTGAGTATTGCTCGATTCCACATCTGAAAGGAGCCTTGTATATTATTACCGGAAGCGACAATATGGTGCTTGGGACATACATCAACGATATGACGGTTAACGGAGGAGAAGCGTATTCGTACTTCCTGGACGGGAACGAATTGAGATACGAGGGACTTTCTACGACTCTGCCTAAGTTGACGGTTGAAGAAAATGTTCTGATGGTTGAGTATCCAAGCAACTATACCGGGCCTATGTTCCAGATGGAGGACGGAATGTTATTTGTAATTTAATAAAATAGATATAATGGGAAAAGCATTAGGTACGATAGGTTTCCGTGTAAGGGGTGATTGGTCTCCCGAAACGGAATACAGGAAGCTGGATGTGGTGAAATACGGTCGAAGCTCTTACTATGCCAAGGAGGATCACACGAGCGGTGATGTAATTGATGAGACTAAATGGTCTCTGCTTGCAGATGCCACCGGAGTGGAAGAGATTGCTGCCCGTGCGGAAACTGCCGCAGGTAGTGCAGAGGTTGCCACGGAGAATGCGAATACGGCTACTGTGTCTGCTACGGAAGCTGCAAAAAGTGCAAACGAGGAAGCAGAGAAGGCAAAGGAAGCTACCGGGATATTCACAGAGAATTTCAAACATTTCTACAGTGACAAGTATGTCTACGGAATAGGGGATTTGAACGGCAACTTCTTATGGGGTATTCGCCGCGAGGACGGAGTATGTGAACAGCCGAAGGGCATCCCCGACGAGGTGAAGAAGAAGTTCGAATCAATGGGCGAGCTCACGTACTTCAATAATGATGACTACATCTTCGGAATCGAGGACAAGGACAGGAACATCTTATTTGGAATCAGCCGACACGATGCGAAGTTGTTCAATAACGGAATGAAGGGCGTTCTGAACGTGGATACTTGGGATAGCGGAGAATACGCATTCGGACTTGTTGATACATACGGGAACTTGTTACTGGGCGTTACATGGGAAGGTGAATTTGCTTGCAGCAAGATGCGGCTCCCGAAAGACGTAGAGGAGCGGTTGAAGAAGTTGGAAGTGCTCAATGTGGGCGAGGTCAAGAATAACGAATTTCTGCAATATTACGAAGACAAGGATGGAATAATCCTCTCGGGTATTAGGACGAACGGAGAGACTTACACACCGAAGGGTATCCCCGAGGAGCAGAAGACGAAGAACCGCGGATACGAGAAGCGACTGAATGCGCTTGAATCCACAGTTGCAGGAATCGACAGCGGCACCGGGGACTGGAGCGAAGAAACTTCCTTGAAGCTACCCATGCCAACGGTATTGGCAAGAGTGGATATTGAAGGAAGTATGCCAACGAGCAAGTATGTGGAGGTGCGGGCTACACTTACATTCCGTGATGTTCATGGAAACAGCTTCACTAAGCCTATCATGATTTCATTGCAGGGAAACATCTCAAGGGGATTCGATAAGAAGAATTTCAGTTTTGACTTGTACAACAGCATCAAGGACGATGAATCATTCGACTTGCAATTCGATGGCTGGGTGCCGCAGGATGGTTATCATCTGAAGGCTCACATCTCCGATTTTTGGAAAATAAGAAGCTTGTGCGTATATCGCCATGCAGAGCAGATTTCGCAATATAGACCATACTTCAACCGTAGACCTTGGAGCAGCCTAATTGGTGCAGCCAATCAGACCGCAGCTGAAGCATTGAAGGGTGGGGTTGGTGATGTTGCAGGCGAGGTAAATGACTTCGCACTAGGACATCCAGATGGCTTCCCCGTAATGCTGTATTATAACGGTATTCCGTGGGGTTTGTACACTTGGAACTTGAAGAAGAACAAGGATAATTATCATATAACGAAGAATGATGCAGAGGGTAAGCAGTTGTTCTTCGGTGATTTTATGACAGGTGTCTTCCAACGCTACAATACAGCATACTGGAGTATTTCTAACTACAACTTGCAGACGATAGGTGATATTGAGCCGTGGGATGAAAACAAGGACTACGAGGTGGATGATGTGTGCTATGACGAGGAAACAATAGACTTCGAGGTAAATGGAAAGGTTAGTTCTGTTACTATAAGAAGAAGTTTTAAGTGTAAGATAGCATATAAGCATGATGAAATCCCCAATTCATATACTACTCTTAGACCTAGTTATGTAATGTGGAATCAGCTAGAAGTAAGGAATCCAAAGACCACCATTGCAAAACAATCTGATGGTACTTTTGCTTACTATGACTATGATTCGCCGAATGACTATGCACAGACGGGATATTATGAGAGAACACATGAGATAATATCAGAGAATGATTTGACGCAGAAACAAGCTACGGCACTTGGATTTAGCAAGAAGGAATACACTAGAAGCATCGCAGCGAGAAAAACCATTGATGCTTACTCTTATGTATGCCCCGTGCTTGATACTACATTTACAGCGCAGAACTTAGAGGACTGGGGTTTCGCGACAGAATCAGAAGCGAAGAAGGCTATCTTCGCAGAACATCACGACTTGGATTTCAACTTGGATTTCTTCCTTGTGTATAATGACTGCGCTTATTCTGACAGTATTACGCACAATACATTGTACACGATGTATGATGGCAAGAAATTGTTTGCTCACCTCTATGATACTGATGCTGCACTAGGAATGAGTTCTACTTATGTGAATAGCTTCCCATCGGTAAGTAGTTCTGTTCTGACTTCGGGGCATACATTCACATCTTACTTGTGGGCTTATTACAGCACGGAAATCAAGGCTAGATGGAAGGAGCTTCGCGATGCGGGTATTATCAGTGCAGAAGCTATGGAGAAACTGGTATGGCAGATGGTGGAGAGCGTAGGTGTTGAAGCCTATGAGGAAGAAGCTCGTCTATGGTCGCAGCCTGCATATAGAAGTCCCGTATATTGGAGAATGTTTGCAGGGTCGCTACAAACACTTACCGATGAAGATGGATTATATTATCATGGCTATGATGAGTCACTGAACACAGAGAAGGATGATGCAGAGACTTGGGTAAGCGGTACGAGATATATAGTAGGAGATGTGCGCAATTACAACGGGCACTCTTACACTTGTACGGAAGCACACACAAGTACTGATGCACTGACTCCCGACAAGTGTTACACTTGTGGCTCACCGACAAGTGGAGGTGTGTATGATTCCCCACGTAGAATCATTGAGTGGTTCAAGAAGCGTGTGGAATACTTGGATACAAAGTTTGGATATACTAGTAATAACTAATATAATATTATATGAGTAAATTAGGATTGAAAATCATTCTTCCTTCCGCGGTTGATGATGCGAGCGGATTGAAGAAATTGGAGCACTACACAGGTATTGAATTTACCCGTGGTGCGAGTGATGGTGGCGGAGTGAATGGCTACCATAAGTTGATAGGAGACGAAACTCTGATTAAGGAGCAGCGTTTCCTAAATATGATGAAGGTGTGTGCCGTGAAGGATGCGAAGATAACTCACACATTGAATCAGACGAACTGGAATAAGTACGATACGGGTGCAGATTCAGTGTTGGATGGTACGGATGGTGCGGATATTATGGCATGTTTCCCCAATGGTATCTATGCTATCTTGGGAGGTACCGATGAGACATACGAGAGATTCATTATTTCCGATAGTGCATTCTCTTACGATGGAGATAATGCGATGTATATTCCGCCTATTGCACTTCCGACAGATAAAGCGACAGTGTGGAACGGAGTGCTGCGAATGATTCGCAATAACAGCGTTGCAGGCTCAGCAGCAGCAGGAAGCGGTACGAATTTCAGTACCACTGACTATGGCACAACGGATGGCGGTGGCTATCCGAAAACAGGTATTTCGCGCCCTGAGGTTGAATCCTATGCTCGTGCAAGGAACGATGATGGGGGTAATGGTCCATATCTTCCGTACTACAACTTGTGTCTCGAACTCTATCAAGCACTCCTATTTATCGAGTTCCGCACAAAGAATCTCAACGGAGTTTTGGGTCACGCAATTTCATCCAATGTTATCCCAACGGCTGAAACATGGGGCACAGTAAGCGGCTGGCGTGCAACTTCCGATAACGGGAGTACCTATATATATGGAGGATTCAGTACGAGTGTATATGTTAGCGGCACAGCTATTAATATGTGGACAGCTGTCAATGGACAGACTCCGATTCTAAAAATCTTTGAAAGCCAGTTGGCGGTGAGCGGTGGCGATACGTTGGAGAAAGTAAAGAATGCAGACGGAGAGTATGTGCAGAATGTAGATGACGGTGTTATGACAGGTATATGGACGAAACGCTTCTCATTCACGCTGAACAACGCAAGCTTAACACAGGAAGGAACGCAGGCTACATGGTCGGTAGATGTGATACTCCGTCAGCCGATTGTACGCGGTGCTATCGTTCGCTACGGTAATATATGGGATTGGGTGAGTGGCTATGAACTTGTGATGACCGTGGATGAGGATGGCGCGGCCATCAACACGCTATATCGTTGCGATGATTATACCAAACTTAGCAAAACGACTAACGTACGGATTCCAGATAACGAATTGTTTGACTTCGAGACGAGTTACACGAAGGTTGGTTCATTCCCTGCAATCAAGTCAGTTTTTGCATTTTGGGCGAAGGATATATGGACTGATAACGGCATCTCGACAGCTATTGGTAAAAATTCCGGAGGAAATATGGGCACGTTTGAAAATTCTTATGTATGTTTGCAAGCAAATTGCGAGAAAGGCTATAAACGGCGGTATGGTTTCCGCTTAGGCGGCCTTGTGTCCTACGGCAATGATGTGTTGCGTTGCATGCACTGCGACGTCCTGCCTTCGCTCGCGGAGTCGGACCTCGGTTCCGCTTTCTGTGTGCTCCTTGACGAGACCGAATAGTATGTTTAATTAAAAAGATTAGTTAGAATGATTGACAGAAAATTATATTTTGATGAAACCCCGACAGAGACTCCGTGGGGTGAATTAAAGAATGTACCTCTGAATATTGAGGAGGAGGTAACGGAGGTAGATGGCAAGCAGGAGACTCACTACCGCGCAGATGTAGTGCATAAGGTGCAGACTCCAGTCACGGTGGAATCCATTGTGAGTGCAGCCATTGAGGAAAGCTTCACAAGTGATGAGAAGAGTCAGGTATTGTTGAAGCTGGGAAATCAGAACGACCCACTTGTGAAACGATACACGGAGTTTGTAAGTGAGATTACTCAAGCAGCGCAGGCGGCTGGGTATAAATCAGTGAGTGAATAAAAGGGACTTTGTTATACCGATCATGGGGAGACTGTTAGGAGGCCAACACCTGCATCCTAGCTTTCTCCCCATTTTATCATTATCATATGAGGGATATTCTTATAGAACAAATTAAGATGCTAGCAGTATCCATGATTAGCACAACTGTTAGTTATTTTACGCCTACCAATGGATTCATGTATTCCCTGGTAGTTACATTTGCTTTCAATATATGGGCAGGAATGAGGGCTGATGGTATAACTATAACTAGCTGTAAGAGGTTTTCATTTAAGAAATTTAAAAATGCTCTAGCAGAGCTTCTATTATACCTTATTATAATTTGGTTAATGTACTTTATAATGAACTCTTGTGGTGACCCAAACACTGCCCTAATAATTGTAAAAGCAATTACATATGTAATCATGTATGTATATATACAGAATGCTTTTAGGAATTTGGTACTAGCCTACCCCAACAGACCAGCTATAAGGGTAATTTATCACATAATCAGATTTGAATTTAATAAGGTGATATCCCAATATGTAGACGGAGTATTATCAAAGATAGATGAATTAGATAAAGAGATAAAGGATAAAGAGAATTAGTTATATGTCATTTTTCATTATTAAAACTACTAGTACTGAAGAACCTAGTAAGTACCAGTTACAAAAAGATGAAGGACTAGAGGCCTATTTAAAAGAGCATGGTTACCATTTTACTGAAAGGTTAGCTGATGATGTATGCAAGGAAATGGAGAATCAGGATGGTACTTACCATATATGGACTTCTTCAGAACTTAAACAAATCCTAGAAGTAAAGCTAACTGGAGTAGATAATAAAAATAAGTGTACTACTGGAGATCTAACATACTTATCAAATATGGCCTATGCAGACTTCTATCCTGGAGTAATATCCGAGCCAGATAAGTGTATAAATTATGCAATACATATTGCAGTTGATCCCGATGGTTATGAAGGTATAGCTTTTTCTAGGTGGCTATCAGATGTCATGATGAAAAAGTTAAATATAGCTTGGGCTGATTACGTATAATAATCTTTAAATAGGCTTCAATAAGCTTCAATAACTTTGTTGTTTTTAGTGTTGCTAAATGGTATTTAGTAAGGAGTTAGTTCAGTAGCTAGCTCCTTTTTTCTTGTGATCACCAATTTAAATATACGATACTATAACTTGTTAATATGTAATCGATTACACTAGAGATTTGTTATTTTTATTATCCTAATGGTAAATTTTAATTACTATGAGTGAAAATGTAGAAAAGATCTATTGTTGCGATAAAGGTGACAATAGTATGGCCACAGCAGCCATGTTAAATGGTATGAACAACAATGCCAATAATTGGCTGCCAGCTATGATGGCTAATGGTGGTATGGGAAATCAGTGGAACAATCCGTTAAATTAAAACACCATACAACTCTCTTGTCAAATTACCATGGTTATAAATTGGTAAGAGAGGATAATAAATAAGCGGATGTAAAACCTCGTGAATTGCTGGGAACCCCTTAGAGTCTCAGGAACCAAAACAATAACGGTAATAGGCTTGAGAATTGGGCAATCAGCAGCCAAGGCAAACTGGGAAGTAAGCAAGGCTCAACGACTATCGAAAGCATAGGTTATAAACCGAAGAAGCAAGTAGAGTAGGGACTAAGTAGTTCCGAAGTGCGAGGGCCACCAATTGGTGGTGTGATATAGTCTGAACACCTATCGAAAGAAGGTGAGCGGTTACGGAAACGGTAATCAGCGTAACGAAATGTTATTTATTTAGTATGGATGATGTTCGCTGGTAGATTCTTCAATAATGGCAATGGTTGGGGAGATGGAAACGGTGGTGGCCAAGCTCAACAAAACATTGAGATCCAGAGCCAGCTCCAGGATTTAAGATCCCAGATGTCAGATAACCAGAACAGTAATCTTATTATGCAAGCTATCCATGGGAATGATAATGCTATTAATCAGCTATCTCAGAACCTTAATTGTAACTTTGGGGCTTTGTCGGGTGCCATTTGTGATGTCCGTGGTGGCATTGACAAGTTGGCTGGTCAAGTTGGTTTCTCTTCTGAGAAAGTAATTAATGCAGTAACTCTTGGCAATGCTAACTTGGTACAGGCTTTGCAAAGCTGTTGTTGCCAAACTCAGAAGTCTATACTGGAAATGGGCTATCAGCAACAGCTTCAGAATTGCCAGCAGACCAATGCTATCCAGAACTCAATCAATGCAGTAGGTGTTGCTGCTCAGCAAGGGTTTAATAATATTGGGGCCCAGCTTCAACAGGGGTTCTGTCAGGTAGGGTATAATACTCAGGCCCAGACTTGTGAGATAATCAATTCTGGTAATGCAAATACACAACGTATTATAGACACCCTCAACAATCACTGGGGATTGGAGACCTCACAGAAGTTGCAGGATGCTAAGTTTGAGATTAGCCAGTTGAAACAGAATCAGTACTTGGCTAATATAATCCAGGGTGGTTGTGGATGTGGATCTAATCAGTAAAGCTTATGTATGAGTTAGCACCAGTAGGATTAGCTGCTGCTCCAGTTGCTAATCAAGTATCCTTCAGGGCTACTTTCAAAGAGAAGCTTTGCAGACCAATATGCGTAATTAATTCAGTTCAACCCCAGGTAACCATTAACTATACAGTTGGTACTATGCGATTGGTTGGTACTACAGTATTTGTACCAGTAACAGCGGTAATAACTATGGTAACTCCAACTAACTGTTGTGCAGCTACTACTAAGTTATACACCGAGACATTTACTGTAGCCTTCCAAGGACGTACAGCTTTGCCATCCACGGTAACTATTAATTCTGTTGGTAGAACTATGGAACCTTCTTGTATCAAATGTAATAAGGCACACTCTTATACAATTAATGATTCCTTGGTAGTATCAATAGCTTCTACTTCTACAGCTTCAGAAACAAGTACTGAAAATTCTTAAATATAGGTAGGGATCTAACATGGTCCCTACCCAACTTTATTTTAAATGCTAGAGAGATATGATAACTTTTAAAGATATTAAGAAGGACTACCCAATATACATTCTAGATAAAGCCAATATAACTTTTACCAAGGGAACAGTTACTGCAGTATCTTTTCCAAGAATGGATGTAATGAATAAGAACTTATCTAACCAAAACTTTAATTCTGGTATGGTTGTAGATATTACTATATCCAGTAATGGTAAAGAAGCCACTTATACTATACCCGACAGTTTATCTACTGCCTATGCTGGTAACTTAGTATTAGCCACAGAACAAAGTAACCTGGTATCAGAAGTAGAGGCCCTGAAGAATGCCTCTGAACAAATCCTGGCTTCAGTAGATAGACATAAAGAAGTCGTAACTAAGACCACAGAACTATTAACAAATATAAACCCTTCTTTCAAGGAAAAACAAGAAAATGAACTTAGGATTTCAAAGATGGAAACAGACATAAGCCTAATAAAGGACATGATTAAGGGATTAAAAGACAGCCTCACATAAGTGATATATTTCATACATTTTATTTTTTCGCATTTATAAGCAAGAAGATAGGAGACCGAGATGGCCTCCTATTTTTGTGTAAATTCCTAGAGTAATACATAGTTACAATCCTATAGTTACCTAATGTAAATAAAACTAGATTCTTATGGCGAAGTATCAAATTAACCACTATGTAGATACACCTTTCGGTAAGTTGCATGTTTTCTCAGATCCAGATGAAACTCGTAGAGCTGAGGAGTTAATAAAGAGGACTCCTAAGATTCTATTCGATGCTTATAAGGATGCAGCAGAAAGGTTTGGTAAAGATATAATAACTAAAGCAAGGAGATGTATAGATACTCAAACTCCACCCCATGGAGTAAACTGGCCAAAGCTAAGCTCAAGGTATGTAGCTAGAATGGCTGGAGATGATAGAATTTATCTTAAGTCATATCAATATTATGAGGCTATTGGTATATATAAAGACCATGTATATTACCAAAGCGGTAAGCTTGCTAAAACCAGAATATTCGTTGGCCTACCAACTCAAGTAAAGAAGGTACACCCAAGATTTAACAGGGATACAAAATTAACCCTTATTCAGGTAGCCAACATATTGGAGATGGGAACTAGGAATGAAAGGATTCCACCAAGACCATTATGGAAGCCTCTATTCCAAGATATGAAGGGTAATGAGAGAATAAAGACTTTTATTAAAAACTCGATTATACGACAACTTAAAAAATATACATAACATGGTAAGCACAGAAGAAATAGTTGAAAGGTCATTCTATATGAACCTACTTTATGTGGCTTTACAGGCTGGGGTAACTATAGATCCAGATAATTACCTAGATGAAAGTGGAAAGCCAACTAAGGATGGAGAACAAAGGTATAGAGATGATCTAGCTAAACTTAAGACATTCGTGAGTATATTCGGTATAGGCAATAACCAGGAAAGGGGTATAAAGTTTGTACCAAGAATTACTCTAGAATTACAAGGTTACTACCCAGGTAATATTGGTATGGAAAGGTACCAAATAGATGATACTATAAAAAATAACCCAAAGATAATAGATACTGGGTATGATGTAAAGGATATTTCCATTGATGTACATCTTGTATCAAAGACACAAGCCGACATGAGATTACTACATAGTATCATGTATAAGGCTTTACCATCAAAGGGATATATAAAGCCATTCATCAATGACAAGGAGGATTTCTTTAATACTGGGCTTCTCAAATCCAATAACATTTATATAGAGGTAGGTAATTATTATAACCATGATAATACCGATCAGGGGTTATTAGAGAAAGTATATACCTATTCAGTAACTGATGGCGTAGTAACTGAAGTAGGTCAGGAGGTAGAACTTGTACCAATTAGGGATATTACCTGCTTAATAGGCTTAGATACTCAACAGGATCATGAGATGAGCATACTAGAAGTAGGTAGTTGATACTAGTTAATAAGTGATACGATACCCTACCCAATTTTTTAAAAATTCGAGAATATAAATCTAAATCAATAAGGATATGCCAAATTCACCATCTATTACTTTTAAGATAGAGAACAACAACATCCAGGATTCAACCCCACAACTGGGTGTTTCTTGTTTTTTGGCCAGAACAACTCGTGGTCCTTATAATGACCCCTCAACTATCCTGAGTAACTATACCCAGTTTAAAAAGTTGTTTGGCGAAGAGATTGTACCAGACGGTACTCCATCTAATATTGAGAAGGCTTTTATTGGGGGCTCTAAGTTAAGAATTATCAGAGTACCTGGAGCTGGATACTTTAAGGGTATTCTGCTTGATACTGCAACCGACTCTAGTACTTCTACTCCAACTACACAGCAATCCCCAAAGAACATTTTATCTATATCAACAGTAAATGGCTCAGTAACCATAGGCTTTTATACTAAAACCTATGATGAATTAGTTGATGGAGCTAAAACCTTTGAGGTTGATTTTACTACATCAGGCCATACTATTTACTATTCAATTCATGGTACTAGTAAGACAGATATACTAGAGCAGGGTGCAGTATTAACCTACCAAAACTCTGATAGTGTTAACCGTACTTCTGTTGATTACCTGGCTTTATACAGATTCTTGGATAACTCAGATTACCTGGAGCCATCAATCATCTCAGTATCTGAGGGTATAACTAAATCAATATCTGGTATAACCAAGTGGTTAGCCGAAGAGGTTGATAATACTACTAATCAGATTACAGTTCAAATAGCTGGACAATCATTCAGTAATACAGTATCTACTATAACTTGTATCTCTCAAACCGGTTCTTCTGGTACTCAGCCAACAGTAGATCAGTGGGTTGAGTCTTTGGAGTACCTAAGAGATCTCTCTGATATATACCAAGCAGCTTGTTCTCATATTAACCAACACCTAACTTATGATGCAAGTATTTTAAAGATACATAAAGCAGCTAAGGAGTTAGTAGATGAGCTAGATGAATTTGCTTACTATATAGAAGTACCAAAATATACCACCCATTATTCAGAAGGATCAACAATTAGGGATAAGAAAAGTATAGTAGAGTGGGCAAAGAGTTGCCAAGGTACTATAGGCCAATCAAAGAATGTAGCTTACTTTGCTGGTGGTATAGAATATTATGATGATAATGGTATTCTGGTAGACAGTGATGTATTGGGTACTATATTTGGTCTAGGAGATTATTCAGCAGCTAACTATGGTCCGTGGTTAAGCTTTGCTGGTATGAATCGTGGGCTTATACTTGATGGCAACGGTCCTGCTTCTCCCAACTATGGAGCTCCATCAAGATATGATGACCTTAACGAACTAGCTAACCAGTATGTTAATATGATAGTTATCAAGGATACTTCTGCTAATGGTAAACAAACCATGCTATGGCATTGCTTCACTTCCCAGGTTAAACAGGATAGTTTCAAGTTCCTTAGTATAGTTAGATTAATCTATTATCTTAAGAAGATGTTAAGACCAATTCTAGAGAGTAAAATAGAAGAGCCTAACTATATTCCAACCTGGAAAGATATTTATCTCTTAGTTAAACCAGAATTGGACGATCTGGTAGAGCGGGAAGCTATGTCTGAATATAATTGGTATGGTGATCAGGATGCTACTGGATATTCAGATATGTCAGTTAACAATGAGGCAGATGTTCGGCAGGGTAAGTACAAGGCAATCCTGAAGTTCAAGGAAATTGTACCAATGCAAGAGATCACCATGTCTTTGGTAATAGATAAAACCTCTAATGCAGTTCAAGTAGACTTAAACGAGTAAAATTATGGCAAAGATATCAAACCCAAGAAAAGCTTTCAACTTTTCAATAACATTCCCTAAGCACCCAATCAACTCTTATCTAGCCCAAAAGGTAAACTTACCAGATATAGAAGTTGAACAGGTAAGCCACGGTGATACCAACCATGACATTAAAACTGCCGGCAGAATCTCAGTGGGTAACCTTACTATAGAAAAGCTTATTACTACTTCTGGTTCTGATACTTGGCTTCATGATTGGTTAATGTCTGCCCAGGATATAGCTCTTGGAGGTGGTAATGTACCTTCTACTTATAAGGAAACTTGCCTTATCTCAGAGCTGGCCGAGGATGGAGAATCAGTTCTTAACGTTTACACTTGTACTGGTGTATGGCCTTGCAAGATAACGGGTAATGAGCTCGATCGAAATTCCTCAGATAATATAATTGAGAAGGCTGAGTTCTCAGTAGATACTATAGATAAGTATTAGTGAGTAGCTCTTTTTCATACTTTTAAGTTTTAGTTATTTATGTCATTTTGTGGGGGGGGTTCCAATTGGAGTCCCCCTTTTAGTTTAACCCCAAAAAAATAAAGATTATGGAACTAAGTGAGTTAAGAACATTGCAATTCGTAGCCCCTTCTGGGCACACATTCACAATTAGAGAACAAAATGGAGAAGATGAGGAGATCCTATCTAATCCAATAGAGATGAGAACTTTGTTGCACCTGTCTAGGTTTATTTCAGCTATCGTAGTAGATACTGATGCCACTACTAATCATAAACTCTCAATGAAGGATGCTTTAAATCTCCCGCTGTTGGATAGATACTGTATCCTATTCAAGTCCCGAATATTCTCCCTTGGAGAGATAATAGAGTTTAACTATGAGTGGACTAAACCAAACGGCACAAAGAATTCTGTGCTATATGAAGAAGACCTTAATAATTTCCTATTTGAAAATTATGGTGAGGTCCCTAGTGATGATGAGATGGATTCTAAACCTGATGCGATTCCTTTATATCCTGACCCTGCAATAGTGGAGGGTAAGGAATTTACCCTAGATTCTGGCAAGAAGATACGTTTCAAAGCAGCAACCAGTAATAGTGAGCAGTATATATTTAACTTGCCAGAAAATAAGCGCACTAGAAACTCCGAATTGGTTGCCCGTGACCTTATGCTTGAAGTAGAGGGTAAGTTTGAAAAGGTAACCAACTTCAGAATATTTTCAGTAAGAGACATGAATGAGATACATAAATTAGTGAAGATCTGGGATCCGGCCTTCTTGGGATTAACCGAGATCACTAACCCAGACACTAATGAAACTGAAATGTATCCCATCATTGGTGCTCCGAGTTTTTTTTTCCTGATGGAATAGATAACGTAACTAAATTCATTACTGTGTCTAGAGCCGAGATAGGGATTGAGTTTAAAACCTATCTCGAGCTCCCTTTTAGATTAAGGCAACAGTTCTATAAAGAGGCTATAAGTTATTTCGATAACCTAAAAAGAAAGATGAACAAGTAATATGGCTGGACTATCAAAAAGTTTAGTTGAGGTAGGTATATCAATGGTCCTGAAAGATGGCTTCTCTGATCAGGCAGGCAAGATCTCTGGATCCTACTTGAACATGATGAATGAGATGCAGAAGTGGAACCGAGCGGTAATGGATACCCATGGAAAGAACTTCGACCTTGGTATGCAAACCCTGGATAGATTAAGCGAATCCTATAAGCACTATGCTGATATTAGTGGAGAAATGTTTTTAGTTGGTAAGATAGCTAAAGCTACTGCAGAACAACAAAATGAATTGCTGGACATTACTCAACAGGTCAATAAACAAACCCCTCTTACTAATGCAGATATCGTATCTGGAGAAAGATACTTGGCAATGGCCGGTAACAGTGCAGAGGCAATCCAAAAGATGATAGGCCCTGCATCTGAGCTAGCAACTATCTTCCAAACTACCGTAGGTAATAAAGGAGGTACTGCTGACTTGTTAACCAATATCATGGCTACTTTCAATATAGCTTCTAAGGATGCAGCTAAGACAGCTGATATATTGTATACAGCAACTACCAGTGCTAATATAAGCTTAACTGACTTGGCCCAGTCATTACAATATTCTGGATCTACATTTAGAAATGCTGGTATAGACCTATCCACTGCAGCTGCTGCTATTGGTGTACTTGGAGATCAGGGTATTCAAGCTAGCTCTGCTGGTACTGCATTAGCAAATATGATACGATACTTAACTCTTTCTATCACAGGTCAAAAAGCCAAGGGTGCTACAGTGTTAAAGGCTTTAGGAATTACTAAAGATGACTTGGTAGATGCCAATGGTAACCTAAAAGATATGGGTACCCTTATGAGTGTCCTTGCTGATAGGATGGGTAGGTTATCGGGTACTGCTAGAGAAGCTGCCATGTACAATATCTTTGGAGTTCGAGGACAACGAGCTGCATCTGGTTTGTTTCAAGCTTTATGGAATGGTTCTGGCAAGATGCAGAGCATCATAGATGCTGCAAATAATTCTGAGGGTAGTTTGCATGAGTCACTTCTAGAGTATATGAATACGGATATTGGAGCTATCAACCAGTTAACTGCTGCTATAGATAACTTGCAAATGTCTATTGGTAAAGCCCAAGGAGGTGTATTTAAACCACTTATCCAAGGTGCTACTAAACTTGTAGACCTAATAAATGAGGCAGTTAAAGGTGGTGGCTTTGGCAAGTTCATGGTTAGATTCGTTACTATTGGTACTATAGTATTCACTCTTGTGAGTGGAGTTAAAACTCTCAGTGGTATATTCCGGATAGTTGCTTTTCAAGTAGGTCAGATCAATGCTGGAGAGAACTCTGCAGTAACCGGTATGGGTAGAATGACCGCCCAAGCTGCTTCTTTGGAAATGCACCTTAGAACCATAGTAGCATTGATGGCTAAATACGTTGGTATGTCCATGACAGCTGGAGCTACTTTTACTTTACCAGATGGTAGTAAACTTACTAGAAACAAAGCTGGTATGATTGGTATAGTTATGCCAAGTGGAAAAACTGTTTCATCAGCTGAATATGCTAATACTTATGCAGCTGCCTCTGCTGCAGGGGCTGCTAGTAAAACCGCTAAGGCTGCTAGTACTATTAGTAAAGCCGCTAAGGTTGGTAGTTTCTTTAAAGGAGCTGGTGGCTTAGCTCTTGGCATGATGGGAGGCTGGTGGGGAGTTGGTATTACTGCTGCCATGGTTGGTATTACTTATGCTATGGATAAATTAAGCGATTCTACAGATAAGAATACTAAGGCAGTAGATAATAATACCCAGCAGATGAGTAGTCAGGAAATTATGGCTAACTTCCTGGAGAAGTATGCTGAATCTTTAGCATCAGCCATCCAAAATTCTAATCCAAATGTTGTAGTAACTGTAGAGAGTCCAAGTGGTATAACCAATACAAGTGGTCTGCCCTCATATGATGAGGACCTAGATATAAACTGATAAACTATGGCAAACATACTAAATACTGGTATAAGTAAAGCAACTAGAGGTATAACCAAGGCTTCTAGTGCCGTTAATAAAGGTATAAGCTCAGTTACTAATCCCGTTAATAAAGTTATAGGTGGAGTAGCTGGAATAGCTAACTCTGCTTTAACTGGAGTGGGTACTGCATTAACTGGAGTATCAACTGGACCAGTAAATAAGCTGTGGAGATATAAGATAGTCCTACATCGTAAAACTAACAGGGGAACTGATGCTAATACTACTTATGATCCTGCTAATGGCAACTATGCTAAGATAAAAGAATCTTCAAGGCTTAATCAAATTAGCTATTTGGAGAAGAATCAGATCATAATATATAATCTGATGGAGTCACCCTATCAATATATTGTACTTCAGAATAGGCCAGATAAGATTGAGTTTAAAGGAGAAACCACTTGGGCTTCTATAAAATCAATGGGTCGTAATACTCCGATGTATCATTATACTGGATCAGAGGACACTGTACAATTCAACATATCTTGGTACTGTGACGATCCTGATAATCCAGAAGAGGTACTAACCAAATGTAGGCTATTGGAGTCTTGGACCAAATCAGATGGCTATTCTAAGGCACCACCAATCCTGTTTATAGAGTGGGGTAATAGTGGTATGTTTGGTAGTAAAGATTCAGATACCACACAAAAGTATATACTTATCTCAGCAACTTATACTCTAATGAATTTCAATTATGGATATGCCAAATCAACTGGCTCCCTACCAAGTTCAGGTAAAGCATTGCCAAGAGTAGCTACCCAAGAGTTAATTTTTAACCGTGTAAGTGAAACCAATTTGCTTACTAGTGATATTATAAGTAATGATGCAATTAATAAAACTAGAGGCATAAATAAATCCTAAATTGATATGGTAAATGAGCATAATTATCTAATAGGAAAGGACCCATACGAAAATGCTTATGGTATACAATATGATGATGGTGATTATTCCATGGAAAAGAATATCCCCTTAGTACTTACTAGTGATCTGGATAAAGTTCATACTGTAATGGATGGAGAAACTTTACATAGTATTGCTTATAGGTATTACGGAGATAGTGGATATTGGTACCAGATAGCAGAAGCTAATAAAATAATTAACCCTTTCGAAGAAGTTAAGAAGGGTATGCAATTAAAAATCCCATTCTATGGCTTATCAGAGTAATCAAACAATGACCCTACATGGTACAGCTCAGCCGTACCTTGCCCTATTTGATTCAGGAGGTATACCAGTTATAAACCCAATTACTGGTATACCTCTTGGAGAGTATATAGAGTCCTTTTCATTCAAGTATGATGAGGAGAAAGCTAATCAAGCTAGTATAACATTCTCAACTGGAAACCCAGATATAGTAGATATAGAGGCCTTAAAAGAAGGTAAAACCGTATTATTACAATGGGGATACATATATGCAAATGGTAATCATATATCAGGCCCAGTAAGACCTATTAAGGTAAAGGATTTCAATGCCATATTCGATAGTAAAGGAACTAAGTGTACAATAATATTTGTGGACTCGGTAATTGAGATGAGATCCCTACCACCCCATAAACCATCTGCAGAGGATGATGATAAAGATGGAATATCTTCAATGGTTAATTTTCTTGACAGAGGGTGTGATCATGATCTTGGTATAATAATAGAAAAATTCTCTAGGTAATGGCAACAAAGAAACTTATATCAAATCAAGTATACACTTCCATACAGCAACCAAGTACTAGTATAATAGAAAGTACTGGTACTATTATATATGCCAACAGCTATTCAGGAAGGGAGGTTGTGGCTATGCCAGAAGAATATGCTACTGCCCTTAATAGGGATTATGGAGAAATTGGTACAAATGTACTGGCTCAATTAAAGAAAAAAGTTCAGCAGTTTCCTGATGGGCCTTGGTATATAGATAGTTTGGATGGGATTTTATATATACATAATTGCAAGTTTAATGAACCCTCCCGGGCCACTTTCGAATATCAAGCTGGTAATGGCGAGGTACTTAGTGTAAGCTTTGAAACTCAGTATGTAAAGAAGAGTCCAAAAGCTAGGGCTTCAAGTGGTATAGATATGCAAAAGGGGCTGACTAACCAGATGATGACTCTAACTCCAAGCCCCCTTATACAGAAGAACATAGCTCAGGATTATATACCTGAAGGAGCAGTTGGTACAGTTATATATGGTGAAAGAGCTGCTGCTGATTATGCAGCTGGTAGACTTGATTATAGCCAGATCAAAGTATTGGATCAAAGAGCCAAGAATATGGGTAGGAAAGGGGCTTATAGTGAGAAAGACTGGAAGTCAATACAAGCCACTAGAAAGAAAGAAATAGAAACTAAGCGATATAATAAACAAACAGAAACAGACAGGAGGTACCAAATTTATATGGCTAGTGGTAATGATGAAGCTTCTCGTGAAACTGCTGCTATAAATAAAGCAGTAGATGAGACCCTGGCTACTCAAAACTTACAATATGATGTGTACAAGTTCTTTTCTATAATGTATGGTAATCCAAGTTGGGCTCAACAGGAGATAAACCAGCTGGATCAAATGGCTAGGAATGGTACACTTGAATCTTACATAAGAAGCAACTATTCAAACGATATATATAAATTTCAAAGAGCAGATGATCAGGCTGCTAAAGTTACTGCTTATCATGTATATAATTATACTGGAAGTGGTGGTGGAATATCCCTAGAATCAGTTGATAAAAACCCTTATGCTAAAGCTATTGATAGAGGCCTATCTTATGATAGTAAAGGTAAGCCATATATTAAAACTTTTGGTAGAGCTCAAGTGGATACTAGTATTAGTGGATATAGGTTGTTACATGCTTATTACTCTAGAAAGTATAACCTTGATAAAGGGTTAAGTGATAGGGTATTAGCTGCTGTTAATTCCACTAAGCTAATAACAGAGAAGAAGCTTATAGCTAAGTTACAGGTTATCGGTAGACCATCTTTAGCTTCATCACAAATAATTACCATATTAAACGTTGGTAAACGATGGTCGGGTACTTGGAGAATCAAACAATGTATTCATCAGATAGAATCTGGATCTGGATATACTACTCAATTAGCTTTAGTTAAGCATGCTGGAATAGAAGGACATAATACGGGTACTAAGAAAGCTGGTCATACTGTATCAAAAAGTTCTGATGGTACTGGTACTTCAAAGGAAAATGAGAGTATGACTCTTTCAAAGAAGGAGATCATATATGCTGCTACCCATACCCAAGCTGAGGTTGAGGATATGTTAATCAAGAAGATGAGTAATAAGGGAGAATCAGTAGCTATAACTTCTAAGCAAACTAATGAAGGAACGGATATTGGTACAAGTAATGATACACAGCTTATTAATAAACCAACTGATGAAGAACGTAAAAAATATGGTAGAAAAGCTGCTACAATTGCCGAGGAAGCTAGGAAGTCATCCCAAAACCTACTTAAGAGTTTAAATAAAATAAAGAGTAAATAACCATGAGTAAGAATAGGTTATATGATATAATTGATGAGAACGGTATGGAGGGTATCGGTAGATACTACTCTGTATATCGAGGTATGGTTACTCAAAATGATGACCCTTTGGGTATGCACCGTGTAAAGGTATTTATACCTTCTGCTAATGAAGTTATAATGTGGGCCTTACCAAAAGGACAGCAAGGATCCTTAAACTCTGGCTTCAAGTGGTTAACCCCAAAGATAGGAGATATAGTATGGATAACTTTTGAAGATGGTGATCCATCTAAACCAATCTGGGAATACTATGGCTGGGCTTCAAATGAAACCCCAATAGCTTTAGATGGTACAAATGTTATAGGTTTTGTAACTCCAAACGGTAACCAGGTAACTATTGATGATAGTGATGGCCATGTAGATGTTAACATTAATGGAGACATAGCCATATATGCTGCTGACTCAATTAATATAATATCTGGTAAGGAGGTAATAGTAAATGGTGGAGCTAATGGAGGTGTAATAAACATTGAAGAGTTAACAGAAAAGCTTAATAAGTTGGTATCAGAAGTTGAGGAATTAAAATCCAAATTTAATTCTCATACTCACCCAGGAGTTAAGACAGGACCAGGAGTTACTGGGGTTACTACACAATCCCACAACAAGACCTTTACCAAGTTTAATAAATCGGATTACGAAGATACTAATTTTCAACACTAATGGGATCAAACGCATACAAAGATATTATTGGCTCTGGAGTATTATTCCCAATAGAGTTAACCAAAAATGATGTAGGTAATACTGGATGGTATCCAGTAGTTGGAGATACTAGGTTAATAGAAAATAACCTGGAAGCTTTATTCTTACACCAGATTGGGGCTAAAATGAGGGACGAGGATTTTGGTACTAGAATATGGGAATGCCTGGAAGAGCCAAACTCACAAGCTCAGGCTTTTGTAATAAATCAATTTATGAAGGAGGCCTTTGAAACTTGGGAAGATAGGATTGCTTACAAAAAAACTGAACTTCTTAGAGAAGGCAGTAAATTATACATTACCTTTTACTACCAAATTATAAATATAAACTCTACGTCGTCTTCTACGGCTGTATATGATTCTAATAATAGTACCCTAAATATATAAAAACTATATGAGCGTAACAAATCCATGGTTAAACCCTTACCAAAGGTCCTATCAGCAAATCAAAGCTAAGTTGATCAACGGGTTAACCAACTTAAAAGGTTCGGATGGTAATCAATTGATTACCGATGTGAGTGAGGGTAATATATTTATTATCCTATTGTCTATGTTTGCAGCTATAGCAGAAGTAATCCATTACTACATAGATAATGTAGCAAGGGAGGCTTTCTTCAGTAGTGCTAGAAGGTATGAATCCTTAGTTAAACATAGTAGATTAGTAGACTACCATATTAAAGCTGCAGTAGCACCAATGGTAGATGTAGTAGTTACTAGACCCTTTACCAGTGATCAGTTTAGTGCTGAGGTACTGATCACAAAGGGATCCTCATTTACTGATAACTCCGGTAATACCTGGCAATCAACCAAAGATGTTAAGTGGTATGCTAATACTACAGATGTAACCATCCCAGTAGCTCAGCATACTCTATATGATGATACTAGAATGATTGGTACGGTGATACCAAACATGAAGGTCAGTGGAGCTACTAGAGCTATACAAGTACCATCATTGGGTAATGGAAGTTACTATGAGGAAGGTACAATGAACTTATCCATAGCAGATACAGACTGGGCTTTAGTAGAAACTTTTGCTTTTTCTGGGCCTTATGATAAAGTATTTAAAGTAGAACCAAGTTCTAATGGGGATGTATTTATTATCTTTGGAGATGGCACCCATGGTGGTATACCAGATCCAGGATACCAAATAACCACTTGTAACTATTATATAACTAAGGGAGATGTTTCTAATGTATTAGAAGGTCAGATACAAACATTACCATCAGTTATAACCAATAAGGTTTCTGATGCTGTATGTACTAATCCATATTCTGCCAGTGGAGGTTCAAAGTATGAGACTTTTGATATGCTTAAGGAACATGTCCCTCTTTTTGTAAGAACTCTTGGGGTAGCTATTACAAAGCAAGATTTCGTTGACTTGGCCATGTCGGTACCTGGAGTAAATAAATGTGCAGTAGAATATGAGTGTGGTAGAAAGCTTAACTTATACATTTCACCAGATAATGGAGAGGTTGCTTCTAGTGCCTTAATAGAGTCAGTATATAATTATATAATGGCAAGATGCACTTTGACTACTTGGTTAACAGTATATACTGCTGGAGTTACATATATTAACCTTGATATAGAGGTAACTGGTAGGAAGTCATTTTCAGCTGATAGCATACATGATCAGATACTTACAGCCTTAAAGGATAAATACTCTATTCAAAATTCATCCATTGGGGGTAGTGTAAGGATCTCAGATATATATGCTTTAATAGATGGGCTATCAATGGTTGATTATCTTACTATTAATAATTTCTACTTAAAGCCATGGCCTAAAACCCTATATGGTAATGCTCAACTTATTATTAGTAACTTTATCTTGATTAAAGCTAATGGTAGTATGGAATATCTAATAGCATTTACTAGTTCTACCGAGTATGAGATTAGGTCTAAGTCTAATGGTTATTATGCAGTTGGAGAAACTGGTAAGAGCCAAAGGATTGTGGATACGGATAATAACTTTGAGTTTTCACTAGGTATTCAGTCATCAAGTAACTACCAGTCAGGATATAGATACAGTATAACCATATCAGAGGCTAATAAAGATTATGTAGAACCAGGGTTTAATTTACCGGTATTCAGTAGTGATGATCAACTTACATTAACAGTAAACGAAACTGTATGATTAATCTTAAAAGTTTAATAAGCTTATTACCAAGCCAATATAAGGAGAATGATACTTATAAAGTGGATGGTAAAGGCATCTTAGAACGCTTTCTAGATATCTGTGGATATTATTTAGCTGATATTACTCTTCCAGATATTGAAAGTGAACTAGAATTAATAGATATAAATAATGTCCCACTTATATACTTAAACTACCTGTGGGAATTTCTTGGAGAGATACCATTTGCTACTGGCCCATCCATAGATAAAAGTAAATTCGAAAAGTACTATGATGGGTTGAAAACTAAGGATGAGCTAATAGCTTTATCAAAAGTATGGACTCTAGAGAAGGGTGGTCCAGTAGTATTGGATGAAGCCAGGGTGAGGGCTATACTTAAGTATGCCATTACCTTAACTAAGATAAGAGGATCCAGAAAGTTCTTTGAAACTCTACTTGGATTATATGGATTTAATTGTACAATAGAAGATCCAGTTAGTAATGGGTATAATGCTTGGGTAGAATCTGATCCTTTATATGATTCAGAGTATTATAAAGCTGATAGTGCTAAATTTGATGAGGATCCAAGGTGTGAACAGTGTATAACTGTAGACGTTGATATATCCAGTGTAGTAGGGTATATGAGTAAGGATAGTGCTTATTTTTGTGATTCTAAAGCTATAGTATTCTCAACTAAGTATGAGGGCCTCCTTAATCTATATGAGGGATTAGCTGCTTATGAGAAAACAAAGGGTGGTACTATAGAACTAAGTTCTGATCAAAGTACTTACATTTCCGAGAATGAGGAAGCCATATTTTCTGATAGTCTACCAGCTTCCCTATCTGATTTTCTTACTTTCAGAAGTATGATGGAAACTTTCTTTGATAGATACTTACCTATTAATGTAAAGGCTCATATAACTTATGAGGGTAAGGAGGTTGATGATGGTATAACTATTAATGTAACCCAGGATAACCCAATAACTATTAGGCAGATTAACCCATTAGAAACCAGTGACTCTGATGAGTATGATCAGCCAATACCAAACACCCTAATATTACCAAAGCTTACTAAATTAATATATACTGTAAGTATTACTAGTTACTGGTCAGGAACAGATACTAGATGGCAAGTAAGTGGTGATGGTGGAGTTAACTGGGGAGAGCCACATGATATAAATGATAAGCTAGAGATATATGTACCTGGTACTTACCTAGTACGAGATATCAATGGTATAGTAAGTCAGGAGATAATAGTTACATTATCAACATATATGACCTGGTATAGTTTAGAGGGATTCGATAATATCCTAGAGAATAACCCAATTATACCCAATGGATCAGTAATAAACTTGGAGGATTATCCGAATTACTACTTTGAGTTGAACTTAGAGGGCTATAAGTACATTAAATTACAGGAAGAGAATACCAAGGCTAGACTTATACCCTACAGTAAGAAGGAATATATTGACCCAGTAATTATCAATGGTTCATATAAAGCCATCCTTAGCACACACCCATTAGTATATTCTTTTGACAGTGACTGTATTGATCAATACCTTGGTACTCAAGAGATAAGATTCCGTTTACCAAATACTAATAAATACTATTGGTTTATTCTCAAGGGTTTGATAGAGTATGTAAATAGTAATACTGTTTCTTATGAAATAATAAAGAAGGAGATTTTCTCAACATCCAGGGATAGTATTAAGTATACATTAAAATTTGTGGTTAATACTAACTTGAGTGATGGATACAAGTATCTAAGGGTATTACCTAGCTTTGTAGATCTATACCAAGGCCTAGAGAGCTATACCCTATATTTTTGGAGACAGAATATATTTTCAGAGTATAAGTTCTCAGTAAAGTTTGGTATACAGAAGATAATAAGAAGCAATGATAAAACTTGGAATCAACGAGCTAATCGTATAAGATTAGATATAGATGGTATAGAGGTAGTTGATGATTATAAGTCAGTTGGCAATTATAGTGACTTACATGGCTCTTTAGTAACTTCTTCTAACCGGAGGGTTTCGAAAAAAGGCACAATGATCCCAATAGCTTATTCATTAATAGGTAGTGATTTATCCTCACTTAGTGAGGATGATCTTGGACTTGACCTATATATAGATGGTATAGAGACTGAAGGTATAGAGAATGCAGCTAATAATGAAGATCTTACTTACTATATAGAGGAAGAAGGTACTTATAAGTTTGTTAGTAGACTAGATAAGAATTTATATATAGAGCTTAAGATGACCTATGATGGAGAAGTATCTGATTCAACCCTAGATAAATATCCTATAATTCTTGATCCTGAAAGCCCGAGTTTAGAGGATGATAATACAGATACTAGTACTGATAATACTGATGAAGTAGTAGAGGAGGACTTGAATCTGTACTTATATATTAGGCCGCAGTATACCTACAATGAAGATACTCAGTCCATGGAATATGATCAAACCATGTGGGTAACTAAGTTTACTAATGCTATCAAGTTTATAGAAATTGTTATAGCTAGTGGTAGTGCTAAATTCCAACTACTATTCGGTAATGGTACTAAGTTCTTTGATAATACTAAGATCCAGATTTTTAATGAGGCTGGAGAATTAGTAACCTATTATGACCCAGATGATGAGCTACAGGAAGGTACCCAAACTTACTATACTAACTCAAGTGAAGAGCCAATTATATGGCTTAAAGAACCTGGCAAGTATACCTTCAAGGTAGTTGATATACCAGAATTGCCAAGTGAATACAAGAATATTACTTGGTATGTTAAGACTCCAAACTTAAACATTAAAGAAAGCTAAATATGAAAACCTATTTTAATTATAATTCAGTAATAAAGTCAAAAGAAGCAGCTGAAGCGGTATCAATAACAAGAGGTGTAGGGCCCATTATTGGTTTTGGTAGAGCGGAGATAGATACAAACAATGGTTATATAACTCTGTACTCTTTACCCGCCTCTAGCGACCCAATGTATAATACCATGGTTGGTAAACATAAAAGATGGAATATTGGTAGAGCTAAAGATGACTCAGAAAAAGCTCAAATAAACTTTGCAGGCATTGCTAAAGATGGTACATTGTTTACTAGGGATGATGAATCTATACAGATTAATATTGAGGGTACCAACAGTTACAACGAAGTATTGGTATTTTCATATCATGTACCAAGTACTGAACCAGTAGATAATAGGGTAAGGTTAATGGCTTTTTACTCTGAAGCAGACTTTAGTTTCTATGACCTTTATAAGAAATCAATAGATCCATATTACCCAACTCCTGAAGGCTCAAGAACTATAGATTTTGAATCCAATATCACAAGTGATTCATTTGGTGATTTACTTAATAATGTAAAGAAAGCTTGTAGCTACTATGTAGAAAATGAAGAAACACTATCTCTAATAGGTATATATGGTACAGGTACTAATGAGGCTACTGGAGAAGTTGATGAATCATTTGCTATTGTACCATGGGATGGAGAATATCCTGCAATGACTCCTTACACCGTTGGTATACAAAATCTATTGATACAATCCATTCGTAGGATTGAGAAGTTCTTGGGTACCAATGATGAAACCATAGATACAATATATACTTTACTGGATAACCTAGAAGCTAGTATAAAGGAAGATTATGAGGCAAAGCTAGAAGGAGTATCAGCTCCTACAGGTGCAATAATATTATGGCCATCAGATGAAGACACTCCAGATGGTTGGGTTAAATATTCTGGAATATCAGCCCCGACTGGATTAACTTACCTAATAAAGGTCTCACAGTAACCATAGTTTTTATTTTAGGGGTTGTCGTTTTAACACGACGGAGCCGGGATCAAAAGTCCCGGCTTTTCCGTGTTATTATAAGGTAAGTTCTACCCTTGCTCTATCAATCCAGTATGCAACATCAGATCTAAGATCCCTTATATATTTCTCCCATTTAGCAGTAGCCGGTAAATCAAAGAACTCTCTAAGCATTATATTAGTTATTCTATTACCATCTTTATAACCTGGATATTCTCTTATAAATGGTGGAGGAGTATACAGAGCTTCAAATATAAGTATACCATCTCCAGATAACTTACTCTTCATATAATCATATATCTTATTGAACATCTCAGTTTGGGTAATCTCCAGATCTTCCTCAGCAAATCCCTTATCCTCATTTGAATCCTCAAATAATTCTTCAAATGATTTTAATGATTGGTTGAACATAGCTCTTTCAGTATAAGCAGAATGTAATAGATGATTCTTAAATAGCGATAGACCTCCTAATACCCTGGCTTTTAAATGTTCTTCACTGCAAGTACCATAGTATTTGTTGAAGATGTAAAGCATCTTATCCCAGAAATATGATTCTATAATATCCCGGGTTACGTTAAACCTTGCTGGATCTATTTGTCTTGCCAGTCGTTTAATTACTGGCTTTGAGATTTTGTATAGATAGTTGAACTGGTCAACATCATATACATCTTGCATTGGTTTGAGCCTATGTAGTTCAGAACCGTTGTTGTTTTCTTTAGTTGTTGCCATACATATATTATGTTTTAAATTTTATGCAAATATACTACATTATTTTATAATATAAAAATATTTAGAACTAAACTTCACCTAGTAGCTGAGGTTATAGATTCTAGTATATAGTGGTGAGGCATCTTGTTATATTGGGATAACTATACTTATTTACACTAGAACTATGATTTTTCAACATAAGAATAAGTTAGATAAGATGACGAACAAAATTAAGTTTGGATTTACGGTAGAGTTCCAACTAGAGACGTTAAGGTTCTTTATTCAGGATAAAGAAAGTATCCTGGTAATAAAAAGAGTAAAGCCAAGTTACTACACTCTAATAGAACATTCTCTAATAATGGAATCATTGGTGAAGTTTGTCAAAAAGAAGGGCAAGGTACCATCAATAAATATATTAAAGGAAGTAATTAAGGAAATGCTTAATCATAAGCATTATGTTGATCTAGTATTAGCTGATGATATTCCTAATATATTTAAGATTGTTAGTGAGTTATACTCTACACCATTAAAGGATAGGGATTATATAAAGGAGAAGATCTATGAGTTTTCAACTTATGTAGAGATGAAGAATCTTAATGAATCTTTCGATCTACAAGATTTTGAACAATATGGAGAATATAGTAGAAAGGTAGATAAAATCCTCCGTAATTCCAAACCTAAGGTAGAGGAGGAGCCAATAAGATTTATCAGGGATATAACTGAAAGACAGTTTAAAAGAAGGCTGGATCCAGATGTGATACCATCCCCATTTAGACAATTGAATGATCTGACCAATGCTGGAGGGTTCCCATCGGGTTCAGTACTAGTATTACTAGATAAACCTAAAGCAAAGAAAACCTTCTTCCTTATAAACATAGCAAGAGGTTATTTAAGAATGAAGAAATCTGTACTTTATATAGATACTGAGAATGGTAAAGAACAGATTATGGATAGATTCACTCAGAGTTCACTTAATATTACTAAAAAGGAATTGTATAGTGGAGACTTCGATAAGAAAGAATCAGGTCATGTTAGAAAATTACATAGGTTTGGAATTGAATTCGTGGTTGATAGGGTACCAGCATTAATAACAGACTGTAACTATATTCGTGATGAGATTAATAAGTTGCGTGCTAACGGAGTTGATATTAAGGTACTTATAGTTGATTATGGAGCAAAGCTTGCATCAATTAATAAAGATAAAGATGACTTTGAGAGAATATCTAATGTATATGTAGATCTCCAGAATTTAGCAGATGAGATGAACTTAGACTGTATATGGACGGCTAATCATATTACTAGAGAAGGGTCTAAACATAGGGAGACCAAATATGAAGAGACTGATATATCAGGATCTATCAGTATAGTAAGAAATGCTCAGGGTATATATGGTTTAAATGCAACCGCTCAGGAGGAAGCAGATGGTATACAAAGATTAGAAATATGTTGTCAACGAGATGGTAAATTCTCTGGTAGAGCAGTATTTAAAGTTGATGTTGAAAGACAACGTGCAATAGAATTAACCAGAGAACAAAGAATTTCATACGATCAAGTATATGGTAATAAGTTAGATCAATCACTAGAAAAGAAACAAAACAAGCCAGATATTGAAAAAGCTAAATCAGTAGCTGATATATAAAATGAAAGTAACAAATATTTTTAAATCCAAGATCAAGTCCTACTTAGTCAACCGACTAAGTGGGTTTGATTATAGGGATGGGTGGATGAGATTACCCATTTGCCCATATTGTCACCGAGAAAATAAAATGGGTATAAACCTATCATTAAATAGGTGTAATTGTTTTAGATGTGGAGAACATCCAACTCCAGTACAGTTAATAATGGATGTTGAACAACTGGATAATTATTCTGAAGTAGTCCAGTTACTGAATAATGGTAATTTCAATAATATAACTTTTAAAGAAGAAAAGGTAGAACTGGCAGAAACTAGGCCAGTGTATCTTCCAGAGAATTATAAGAATATATCATTTGGTGACTCACAAATAGCTAAATCTATGCGTAACTACTTAATTAAAAGGGGGTTTTCAATAGACTATGCTTCAAGATTAGGTATTGGTTATTGTGATTCTGGGGATAAGTTTGGTTATATTATAATACCATATTACCATCATGGAGAATTAAGGTATTATAATGCAAGAAGAGTTTTAGGTAATGGGCCACGTTATAATAACCCTAGTAAAGATATAACTGGTATAGGTAAGGAATTTATTATATTTAACCAAGACGCTCTAGAAATGTACCAACAGATATTTGTATGTGAAGGTGCATTTAATGCTTTAACAATGGGTGAAAGAGGGATTGCTACTATGGGAAAAGCAGTAAGTAGGTATCAAATAAATCTAATGCTAAAATCACCAGTTAAAAGGTTTATCATACTATTGGATCCAGATGCAAAATTAAAAGCCATAGAATTAGCTATGAACTTAGTAAGGTTCAAGAAGGTAAAGGTTATATTTCTCCCAGATGGTAAAGATGTAAATGACATAGGTAGACGTAACACAATGAAACTGATCTATTCTAACAGATATCTATCATATAAAGAATTAAATATATTAAAGAACAGGTATGAAAAGGAATCCATCAATACATATAACTAAAGAAAAGTTTGAGGAGATATTAGGTATACTAGATGTACCTTATTTTCCTGTTGAGGCTTTTTTCACTCTGGCAAGGAGGGATTCGGTTAATTCTAGAGCTATTTTAGTTAAAGATAAAAAAACTAATAAGAAAGCAACTAATATTACTCTAGCAAGCAAAGGAGATGCCTCCTTAGTTGCAGATATTATATATGCAACGAGAATCAAATTACATCATCAAGGAGTAAGAAAAATAATAGAAGGCTCGGCAGATTGGGCTGGATGTAAAAAGCTTGCTGAAATATGCAATGAATTTACTGAGGGTTTTGAATTTGAGTCAGAGAGAGCTGGGTTTATTAAATATATTGAGATTGGTATTAGACGTTGTAATGGTAATAATCGTAACCTAATCAATAGATTAATATCAATGTCTGAGAATATATTTACTGAGTATGGTAATACCAAGTATATGGAAGTATACTTATCAGATAGGATACATAAACAGGATGTTAAACTGATACATGATTATTATATTCAGTATATAGCTAGTAATACTGGTATATATGAAAATTTAGAGGATCCAGATAAGTATATACATTTCTGTCATGTACATGAGTTATTAAGCGAACATGACTGGGATTATAAGGAATACATAGATGCTCAATTCGATGCCTTATCATTTTGTAATGGTATTCCAGCTATCGATCAATTATATGGTAGCAAAGCCATTGAAAGGTATAATAAATATCTATATAAACAAAACCACATAGATAAACCAATCGATTTCACTAAACAAGTTGATGGGTCATTATGGAATAAAATAAAGTAATAACATGGGAAAGATAATCATTAAGAATTGTAATCAGTGTGAATTGGATATTCCACTTAGAGAAGCACAACAGTTGTACAGAGAGTATCAAATAAGACATCCTAATGCCTTTTTCCTTATGAGGAAAATGAGAGACTGGGATGGTAATATAAAATTCATATCTAAGACTGGTACTTTTAAAATAGGACTACTACCTTCAGTATTAAAATCCTGTAATGATATGGGATTAGAAGTTGATGTAGTAGATAATAGAAAACCAGTACCAGTAGTGGATAAACCAGTTACTTCTATCGGAGATTTTAAATTAAGACCAGAACAGGTAGCTGCAGTAAATAGCGTACTACATAATAAAGCTGGTAATGCAAATTTCCATATAGGTGTTATAGATTATACAGTAAATGCTGGTAAGTCTGCAATTATGTCAGCTCTCTATTATTCATTCAAGAAGCAATTAAAAACTCTTCTAATAACCCAGGATGCAGACTGGTTAAACCAAGCAAAGGAAGAGTTTAAACAATATTTACCAGGAGAAGAAATAACTTTTGTTCAGGGTAGTAAAGTAACAAACTGGGCAAATTTTTCTATTGGTATGGTTCAATCAATATCCAGAAATATAAAAACCTATCAACGTGAATTATCACAAATAGATATGGTATTAGTGGATGAAGCAGATCAAGCTGGTAGTAAAACTTATACTTCTGTATTAACCCATTTATATAATACTAGGGTAAGAATTGGGTTATCTGGTACAATATACATGAGTAAACTTGCGAAGGATAGATTAAAGAATATAACTCTAGAGAGTTACTTCGGACCAAGGATAGCAGAGTTCAGATTGGTTGAGTCTATTAAGAGGGGGTACTCTACTGATACCATAGTTAAGATGATATACACAGATAAGTATTATTGTAATTTTATGTCTGAAAGTACTTCTTATAAGGATATTTATGATGATACCATAACCAATAATATATTGTCTCCTAAAACAGTACTCGATAGATTAAAATTCAATATGCAATATAACAGGCTTCCAGCTCTCATAGTTTGCAAATATGTTAACCACTGTGAAAACATATATAAGTATTTGAAAGAAACTCTAGACGCAAATATAAAAATTGCTAAGGTTCATGTAGAAACTCCAGCAAAAGAAAGAATATCAATAATGAAAGCTTTTAGAGAAGGAAAAGTGGATGTATTAGTATCAACTACTATCATTGCAAGAGGTAAAAATTTTCCATTACTTAAATTACTTATAAATACTGCTAGTATGACCTCCCAGGAAAAGTCAATTCAATTTCTTGGTAGATTAGTAAGAAAAAGTGATACCAAGAATAAGGTATACCTTGATGATATTATATACCCTGGTAAATATTTATTCAGGGCTGGGCAATTAAGAAGAAGGTATTATAAAAGTGAGGGATTAAAGGTATTAGATATTAAAGGGGATGTTAAAGAAAGTTAAAGTTAGATATAATTAAATTTGTGACTCTATATGGAAACGATCATTTTTTCAACACGTGTTCAAAATCTAGAATCAAATCACCATACCGTCAGTTTTTTCCAAAGTACTAGAGTTAAAAGAAACTCCAGAATAACTCTATACAATAATCCTTCCAAAGAGATAAAGTATAATCCTATTAGAATAATACTCTTCTACTTTACTACTTATCTTCTGAAGCTTCAGAAGATAAGTCTTATTCGGAGATTCTCTCCGAATAAGGGAGGAATTAACTTTATGAAGTTAAGAAGTTTAGAGTTATTCTCTTTATATTTCAAAGGAAGAAATACTAAAGAAGGAAACTACACTACTCAGGATTCATTGGGGATAACTATAGTAAAGTATAAACAATTAAAGTAAATTACTATGGCAAAG